GGGCCAGCCGGCTTCGGGCTTGAGCCCATAACGGGGCGAGGAGGCATACCGCCACCCATGCCCGGGCCAGCCGGCTTCGGGCTTGAGCCCATAACGGGGCGAGGAGGCATACCGCCACCCATGCCCGGGCCAGCCGGCTTCGGGCTTGAGCCCATAACGGGGCGTCCGCGCTGCATTTCCGCCGGGACACTGTCGCTTATAGGACGGGCCATACCACCACCCAGCATCTTTTTGACCTTCTTAGACTTCGGGTTCTTAGACTTCGGGGCAGTAGAAATCTCTTTGCCCATATTTCCACGGTTCATCATTTCTTCGTACCTTTCTTGGCTACGCCCTTGATAGAGCCTTTGTTTTCGGCGGCATAGAAGACTCTATCTCCGCGATCCTTGCCATAGGTCTTTTCCATGGCTTTCTTGATCTTCTTACCCTTAGCTGTCAGTGGCATGTCAGACCACCTTGCCGGCCGTCATCGCCGATCCTCACGCCGTTTTTTAGCGTCCTTAGCCATAGCAGACTCTAGACGCTCAAACTTATCGTACAGTTTTGCGGTGCGTTCAGCCATAGGCCCAAAAGCCCGGAAATCTTTTGCTGCGTCTGCAAAGTCTGCCGCCGACAAACGTGAGTACAGCTCGGTGTTAAATTTAGGCGCACGCAAAACGGATTTCTTCGCGCTAAGTATAGCGTTACTGCGCTTATCCCTAGTATCACCCTTGATGTACTGCTGCGCGCCTGCAGCGGTTGTATACGTTTTCTTTGCTGGGGTTGGGGTCTTACCGCCATCCTGCATTTTCTTGACAGTTTTAGCCTTAGACGCGGGCGCGGAAGCCTTGCGCGTGGTAGTGGTTTTTTTCATGGGTGGTTTCATAGCTGCCTCCTAGCAGTTCCATGCGCGCAGCGAGAGCGCCTTACGTGTCGGTTTACCCTTTTCGTCTTTCATGGGGCCGGGCATGCCACTCATGCGGGCGCAGAACGACTTGCGCCGTGCTGCATCTTTCTTGTTCTTCGGATTCGGAGCGGGTGGCTTTAGGTTCATACCCTGAGCCTTGGCGGACGCCCGCCCTTTTGCATTCAGGCCCCCTTTCGGGTCTTTGCCTTCTTTGCGAGTCCACGCAGGTGTTTTAGGTTTGGCCAACTTCCGCCTCCATTGCAGCTACAACGCGGCAAAACCTAACCACATCACTGTGTAGGAACTCCGCTTTGCATACATTGTACATATACACGACCAGCTGCACGTTGTCTCTAGTATACACACCAGCGCTATAGATGCGATCTACAGATGGCATCCAAGGATTTCTCGCGTGGTTATTGTTCCACATCTGAGAGGTTAAATCGAAAGGAATACCCGTGACCTCGCAGTGGCCAGAAATAATTTTCTCTTCGATCCATAGGGAGCCGAAGTCTGGTGCAGGCCACCCCATATCCTTCGATCTTTTTTTCACATTACTATATAGGCTTTGGGCCCGCACCTTTACCGGGTTGTTTGCTTTCCAGCGAACTTTTGCGCAATAGTTACACTCACCTGCCCGCCCAGCCCCAAAAGAAGTATCCGCCACGCTCTTTCCGCAGGATGAACAGGTGCCATCCCATTCTGGAATCTTGTGAGAGCGGGCGGACTTCTTTGCCACGGTATCACCCGTAATATACGTTTATGGAATCCAAGTTACTCGCATGAACATAGATTCCGATATTAGCTAACATCCCGTTGCCCGGGATAGAAAACCCGTTAAAGAATACGTCAGTAGAAGACGTATGGTATGTCGAAAGCCACTGCGCAGTATAGCCCCTTTGCGTGCCGCTAACGTACCTGCACACTGTAGAGGTAGCAATCGTACCGCTATTGATGTCGGTCAGGGTGAACGTGTCTGTGCCCGTGACTGTTATCTCATAGCTTCCCGGAGTGGCAATTACCCCGCTAGCCTCTTGAAAAGAGATACCAACAGTGTTGCCGGTCTTTAGTCCATGAGCAGACTTGGTAACAGTAACTACATCCCCACTACGGCCATAAGTGGCAGCCGTTGGGGCTACTGCAGTGTCCCAAAGTTCTAGCAATCCGACTGAAGTGCCGGCTCCTACAACGTCAAACGCTTTTACGCGTGCTCGACCCTTAAAGATGAAGCCGCTACTATGTAGATGGCCACTCCGTACATCAGTATCATCCATCTAAGCCTCCTATTAGGCGTCGTAGCCAAAGATTTCGATCAGCAGGCGACCAGCGGTATAGGCCGCGTTTGAAGTGCCCTGACCAACGAGGTAGAGGTATTGGTTCGCGGCAATCTCGGTACCAAATGCGGTCGTACCTAGGGCCAAAGTACCCGAGTTTACGATCTGGGTTTCGGTCAGAGTAGAGATTGCGACGTCTTCTACGCCCGTACCTTCAGTAGCGGAGTATAGGTCGATGTCGGTGTCGCCACCGGCTGGAAGCTCATAGCAGGTCAGCTTAACGCCAAAGACCGTACCATTGTCGGCTGTCGTGATCTGGGCGATGAATGCTGGGTTAGCCGTCGCTGTACCAATGATGTCGCCCGCGGTACCACCAGAGCTCAGTCCGGTAAGGTCGATCATGATCGAGGTGGTCACAATGCCATTATTGCGAGCTACAGAGGTCTCGTAGACCGTACCCGTACCTGCGGTGATGCCAACACCTGCTGGGTTTGCGATGCCGAAGCCGAACGAGCCGGAGCCGAACGAGCCGGTGACGGTTTCGGTGCCGGTTGTAGCGTTGACGGAGATGGTCTGGAAGCCGTTCTGAGAACGTACTGGGCCAGAGAAAGTCGTATTTGCCATGGTATTACCCCTTGCACAAGGTTTAGCCACGCCGTCTGTGCAACGTCAGGTTGGGCTTCCTGTCTGCGTAGCTGATGATGCCCTAAGAAATTATAGCATATCAAAGCCTTCGAAACAACCATCCTCTATACTTACCCTTTGATAGCGGTTTTTCAGACGTGAGCGCGCGGTGCACAGTCGGCGACGTCATCCCCATGGCTTCCCGCAGCAGCGTTATTGTACCAAAAACATGCTCTACCCCCTCGGGGGAAACTGCGGCGACAGCCTTCCCCATTTTTAGGCGGCTTTCCTCCGTATGGGTCTTACCCAACCAATTTTGGTTTCCCTTGGTGGCCTCCGACAGCTTTCTGCGGTGCTCCTCGGTGCGCTCGTGGCCCTTGGCATTCTGGTTTCCTAACAAGGCCACAGACATCTTGGCACGCGTCTCATCAGTTGGGATGAACTTCCCACCACGGCCGTCCGATAGGGCGGCTTGAACTTTATTACTGATCTTCTTCCGGGTAACTCGACTGTGCTTTTTTCCAGTCCGCGGGTCAGAGTCCGCCCACTGCCGCATTGCGGCCTCTCGGAGCATATTCTTAACTTCCTCTGAGTGCGTTTTTCCAAAGTTCGGGTGCAAATAGCCCTTATTCCGCCACGGTGTGGTAGCACTCATAGATAGGTTGCAACATAGCGGGTCAGAAACAAGGTCTTTAAGTAGCGCCTCCTCACATGCCTCCATGTCTTCGATAGAATCAAACTCAGCAAGAATTACAAAAGCAAACGTAGCTTCACCGTGCTTCCGCCAAGATGCCTGCAGTTGCGGGTTAGGGTGTGTACCCGCCCGTAACTTATTTCGGTGCGTCCTCCACCGCTCATACAAGTTTGTGCTACTGCCAATATAGTACGTACCACTTTCGGTGTTCACAATCCGATACACAGCTATTTTCTTTGCGCTACTAGCCATTAAAAACCCCCAATATGTATTAAGCCTAGTTACAGTATATATCTTGTAAACTACTTGTAGTCAACTAAAAAAGAAAAGGCCCGCCGAAGCGGGCCTTAACTAAGCTAAGTGCTTGATTTTGTTGGCTTATGCCCCAGGTGAACCATAAATAGCCAGCGGATCTGACACCCCGAAGCTGTAACGTTCTCTTGCTTTGTACCTGACGTTTCCTGTGTCAAAATCACCATCCATTGACTGGCTCAGGGCAATACGCACAAAGTGCTTCATGCCGTTGGGCACGTCGGTGGTCAGGAACCACGCGTCGTTGTCGGTCAGGTAGTGGTTGACGCCGTAGCCGCCGGGGATC